TGGAGGAAAATCTCTGTGCTATCAGTTGCCTTCTCTCTTGATGGATGGAACAGCCATCAATATTACCGCAATAAGCAAAGAAAAGCATTTCGATTGGAGTTTCCTAAGAGATTATGTGCTCAACATATCTGACATCATAGAAGAATACAGCAGGTGATTGAATATGGCTAATTTAATTCAATCAGATATTAAATTGTTCCGAAAGCGTTATGAGGAAGCTCTTGAGATGCGAGGGATACCGTGCAAGTTTCAGTTTCCCATAATTCCGGATACCAATACTCAAGGCGAAAGTCTTGTAGACAGCTATTCCGACCCGATTGATACTTATATATTTTTTGAAAGTAACCCAAAGGCTAAAACATTAAAGCGATTCGGTTGGGTAGTTGAGAACCATGAAGATTTACCATTCCTGATACATTGTTCTTGGTATTTACCGCAAGTCCAAAAGGATTCCATATTCAGTATCGCGGGTCAGTATTCCGAATTGCCAGAACGGATATTCAGAGTAACAGAAATATCTTATGATTTGCAAGCACCTGACCATATCGTATGCAAGATTGTTCCTGTATATGATAAGACACAGTTACTTGGAAGAACAAAGACCGAGAGAGCCAATACATTTAACAAATCTAACCACTTCTTAAAATCTAATACAGATTTCCGAGGTGATTATTACACCACTAAGGTAGATAAGGAAGTGTGATATGCTTTATTTATATGATGATGCAATCGCTGATGATATTAAAGATTCATTCAACACAGAGCCTGGTGAAACCCCTGCTATCCGAGTTGTTAATCCGGAGGCGGCAATCAATATAGCCGCACAGATACAAAATGATGAAATAACATTTCCTCTCGTAGTTCTGACGAGGGAAGACCCATTTACCATAGATTCCGCAAGAACAAACTTCACTCAGATGCACAGAGGTCAGCTTGCGGTAATGGACAAAGAAACCAATTACTTGTACTATGAACGAGTAATCCCGATAAAGCTCAATTACAATCTTACTATCTTGGCAACAAATACTGCTGACTTAGACGAGATTACAAGAGAGTTTTTATTCAAGTATATCAATATGTATTATCTTACTATCAAACTTCCCTACGAAGCTGAGAGGAAGATAAGATTCGGAGTTACAATTTCACCGGATTCCGATGTGCAGAGTACATCCGGAACATTTGAATACTTAGAGGGCGGTAAACTTTATCAATCAATAATCCCATTAACTTGTGAGGGATGTATACTGGTATCCTATAAGGCAGTAAGAATGAAACACATTAGTTTCGACCATGTAGTTCCGGTTCGACATGAGTTTTTGGAAGAAAATTTGTCAAGATTAGAGAAAGGAAATTAAGAATTATGCTGTATACTTATATCAGCCACAGTAGGATGTCAAAGACATATTATGGCGTCACATTTAATTATGGAGATAAGAAAGAAGTTGGCGGAGTAATTCGCGATAAGAGGTTTGTTCTGTGCGGTTCTCGACAAGAACCACGCAAGATTCCGGATACGCCCGATGTGGTTGATATTGTGGATGACACCAAATCTGAAAATGATGATAAAGTTGTTGCATCAACCGATGTTGCAGAAAAGCCAAAACAAACCAGAGGTAGGAAACCCAAAGCTACGACCGCAGTTCCTTCGATTTTCGGTGATGCAGAATTGAAGACTGAGAAATCGGACGAGGAATAAAAACCTTATATAACAATAAGTCCGAAAATAACCTTATATAATCTTAGAATGAAAAGTACGAAACCTTTGTATATAAAATTCTAATAACAATGTTCAAAATACATAGGAGGTATCGAACTCATGGCAGATATTTTAATTAATGAAATATCCCAAAATTATTCGTATGTCATAGGCGATAATTCATACTGTTGTGTTGCTCTGCCGATTACCGCAAGTTGGGGACCTGCATATCTTGGTTCTGAAAAGGTGATGGACGACACAACCGGTAAAATTACTGTATCGTCCGCAAGTGCTGATGAACAGGCTATCGAAGATATTGTGTGGACGAGATTCAAAGCAAATTCTCAGGGTCTTGAATCTTTTGTGTCCACCTATCGTGGTGCAGCCGCTAACTATCGTCTGGCTCAGGATTATTCTTACCAGATGGCTGTTTCGTTGCTTACTGCTGGTTATGATGTTCTTGTTTGCAGAGTTTCGCCTGGTATTGCCGCAGTCGGTAATATGAGCAACAGCATCAAGCGTGATGTTGTTGAAGATACTGCGGATGCGAAAAAGGTAAATATAAATGATGCTGTAAGCGTTGCAACATTCGCACTGAACCGCGAACCGAATGATGAACATAGTTTTATTTGTACATCTACTAATCCCAACTTCAATTCGAATTATCGTGATATTAAGTTGGATAAGAATGGGGAGCAAACTGCGGAAAGCAGAAAGTGGCTTGAGTACAGCAAAAATGGAGAAACCATAGTTGTTAAGTTCAAGCGCCCGTTTATTGTTCTTGATGCCGCACCTGCGGATTGGAGCACTAATTGGAAATCGTACTATTCTAAGTCCGGTGACACTTATACTCCGCTCGATGGTAATTCCGCACCCACTTTCGCCGTAAACACTTATTACAGAACCGATTATCCTACATGGGAATCCGTAGGAATTATGGCTGATGATTCTATTACCATCACCTATTCTACAGATATTTGTGCGGTAAACCCGACAACCGGTGAGGCGGAGCAAACAGGTTCCCTGACCTTAACTGCCAAATATCCTGGTACGTTTGGTAATAACATCCGTTGTTCTCTTAATAAGATGGAGAGCAGAGGTCAGAAGTATTGGAACCTCATCACCTATATTCAGGATGCTTCTGGTGTAAGACTTGCGGTTGAAAATATGATATTCACTTTTGATATCACAAATTCGACCGACAACATTCCGTATGTAGGAGAGGTTCAGTCTCAGTTTGTTCATATTGTTGCTGAGGGTCTTAGTGAAGATACCGTTTTTGCTGCAGCAAATGGACAGACGGATGTAGACAATGCCAACACATGGATTGAATTTTCCGGCGGTACAGATAAATCTTCGGAATCCGATATTACTAAATGCCTCAAGAGCACTATTGCATATGTAGGAAGTAGATACGGTGAGAACCCAAGACCCTCTCGTGTTTACACTTATACCGTTGATGTTAAACTTTCCGCTACTACCGATTCGGTTGATATTAAGGAAGAAAAGCATTATAACGGCAAAGAAGTTGTCAGCGATAAGTCCGCACCTGTCCAATCCGATGAAACTGGGGCACCCACACTTGTAAAGGATACCGATTATGAGGTCAATGAGAGTGTGATTACCCTAACTGCCGCAGGTAAAGCCAAGTTTACTGGGGGCAAAGAATATGTCTATACTGTTGACTGTGAGTATACCGGTTGGTATGCACAGACATCGTATTTGCAGGAGTTCTGCAATCTGCTTAACCAGATTGATGAAACTGCACAGACTCCGGAATATCCTATTGATTCCACTACTGCACAGACCCTGCTTTATAGAGAGTGGTTGTTTACCAACTGCTTGCCTGTATATGAGTTGCTGACCGATAAGCTGGCTTATAATCCGAATAGACTTATCAGCCCAGGTTGGGATGACCAAGACTTCTTGTTTGTAACAGGCGAAGACAAGTACCCGAACAACATGATGACTCCATCTCCGCTCCAGATTAAGCTGATGAATGTTGCTTATGCATCTCGTTGTGCTACCGCATATCTCGATATTCCGAGAAGTCTTTCTAAGGTATATGTAACCAATTCTTCTCAGCAGCCTGCTGAAACCGGCTATGCTCAGAGATTGGCAAGATATGATTCCGGTATGGATGGTCTGCGTTCTACGCACGCAGCACTGTTCGGACCTTGGGGTAACTACATCTATGTAGGAACTAACAAGCAGAACATCGCTTCTCCCTCTTTCCTCGCATTGTTAATCCAGAGGTCTATGGTTCTGAACCAGAGCTTGCAGTACGAGTGGATTCAGCCAACTTCGAGAAAGAACAATGTAAGAATCGGTAAGATGGATTACACTGTATCTAAGAAGTATCTCGATAAGTGGCAGCCCGACCCCGATACTGAGGGTGGCGTTGGCGTCAATGCTATCGCTAACATTCCTGACCTTGGTTTAAGCGTATGGGGTGACTCCACTCTGTATGAGAATCCGCCCGCAACCTATCAGGCTCTGAGAAATCTATCGACTCGTTTGTTAGTCAATGCCATCAAGAATGTAGTATACAAGGTAGGTATCTCCATCACATTCCAGTATACTAACCAAGCAGCTTTCTCTAGCTTCTATGTCGGCGTAACTCCTATCCTCGATTCTATGAAGAATGCCGGAGCTATCGGAGATTACAAGGTTGTTATCGGTAATGACTTTGACGCCATCGGCACGGTCAAGGCCAATAGCTGCGTGGGCAAAATCTACATTACGCCTAACGGTACCATACAGCGGATAACGATAGATTTGGTGGCCCTGCCTCCTATGACAGATTTAACAAATTATACCTAATTTGTTGATAGTACTTGTCTTAGTTGCACAAATAATTACAATTTAATATTCACAATCGTTATATATGGTGGGTCAGTATATGGCCCACCATATTTATTTTGGGGTGATTCTATGCCTAACAAATTTGCACCAAAAACAGAAAAGATATGTGCTTACTGCGGAAAGGCTTTTATGCCTGCATCTAGTCGGCAAAAATATTGCAAAGGACCTCACTATAAAAAATGTGTGGTGTGCGGCAAGATGTATGAAATAAATCTAAATGTTCAGTTTGGGGATACTTGCTCTGTTGCTTGTAGAACAAAGAAAACATTTAAAACTAATAGAGAGAAGTATGGTGCTGACTGTGTTTTTCAGTCGAAAGAAATAAAGGATAAAATAAAAGAAACTAATTTAGCAAAATATGGTGTAGACCATTATTCTAAAACTGCAGAGTATCGAGAGAAGTATACAAAAACTTGTATGGAACATTTTGGGACTAAAACTCCGTTAGAGAACGCAGAAGTTCAAGCAAAGCAACGAAAGACAAACATTGCTAAATATGGCGGTGCAAGTCCTATGCAGAATGAAGAAATAAAGCAAAAAGCAATAGATACTTGTTTGGCTAAATTCGGAACAGAGTATGCTATGCAAAATGCGGATATTGCAGAGAAAACAAGACAGTCTAGAATATCTCTGTTTGCTGATACACTTCCAGATGATAAGCGAACTGCTTATTTGGCTTTCAAGGCAGACCCGAAGGCATATATAGATAGCTTAGGGTATAAGCCTACAATGTACGAATTATATAACCAGGTTGGTTATTCTGATATGTCTGTCATATCTGCCGATTTGATTAAATATGGATTAACCGACTGTGTTGAACATCGGTATTCTGTGATGGAAGTGGAAGTGCGGGACTTTTTATTGTCCATATGTCCGGACATAACTATTGTTATGCGAGATAGGGAAGTAATTGGTCCAAAGGAATTAGACTTGTATCTTCCTGATTTTGGTATTGCAATAGAGTGCAATCCTACTATAACTCACAATTCGACATCTACATTGTCAACAATGTTGGAAGGTCGTACTCCTTTGAGCGAAGATTACCACAAAGAAAAATCCGACCTCTGCAAGAAACAAGGTATTTTCTTATTCCACATATTTGGATATGAATGGGCTTATAAGCAGAATGTTATTAAATCTATGCTTGCTAATCTTCTTGGTGTTACCGAAAGGAAGATTTATGCAAGGGATACATATGTTAGTGTTGTTAGGTATAATGAGGCTACTGTGTTTCTTAATAAGAATCACCGGCAGGGTCATATGACTTCTAAGGTTCGGCTTGGACTTAGGGTTAAGGGTACAGATGAACTTGTTTCTTTGATGACTTTCAATGAACCCCGCAAGGGTATAGGTAAGACGTCGGATGATGATTTAGAATGGGAACTTGGTAGATTCTGTAATGTTCTCAATACAAATGTAGTCGGCGGTGCATCCAAACTGTTTAAGCATTTCACTAAGAATTATGAGTATTCTAAAATAGTGTCTTTTTCAGATATCGCACATACCAAAGGAAACTTGTATGATGTTCTTGGATTTACTGCTGTGTCTGAATCCTCTCCTGGGTATGTGTGGGTGCATATGTTCAATGATTTGTACCTTACTAGAACTGCTTGTAGGAAGAATAATCTGCGGAAACTGTTTAATGACCCCACTATAGATATTGAAAATAAGACAGAAGCTATGATAATGGCGGAACACGGATTTGTGCAGGTTTTTGACTGCGGTGTAATTCGGTGGGAATTTTGTAAACCATAATCGTTTAGTGAGTTAGAAAGGTGGTTATACTATGACGGTATTAGAACTGTGTTCCTTTATTAGAAATCCGAAACACCAAGAGGTTATCCTTCATGTTTCTGAGTCGGTAGATGATGAAATCGTTTTTAAGGACAGTGCATACTGTAGCGACTTTGCGAATTGTGAAGTTTTTGATTTCGGTCCTGTGAACTACAATTACGCCACAGTTATTGACATACACATTATCAGGGAGGTTTTGTAAATATGAAGTATATCTATACCGGTGTTTTCTTCGATGCTGCTGAACTTAGTGAGAAATTCGCTAAGTATGTCGGAGAGGAAACCTTGTCTAATATCATTAAAAACCCTCATGTTACATTTACTTTTAAACCGAGTTCTGTGGACACCAGTTTGCTCGGAAAGCCGGTATGCTTTACTGTAACCGGTTATGCTTGTGACAGAAAGAACCAAGGACTGAGCGTAGAGGTTTCGCTGATTCATGCTGGCTTATCTTCAGAATACCAGACCATCAAACATCCTCATATCACTATTTCTGTTTCTGGAGATGGTAGACCGGTAGATACGGGTAAACTGTGTTTTACACCTCTATCGGAGTCATTTGATATTACAGGTAAATACGGTGTATTTACCGATAAAGGTGTTTTGTTCGATGACCCAAATCCGATTACTGTTCGGGAATTCTGTCTGCATAAAACGCAAGCTATGGAGCTGTGCGTGCTTTGTGACGAAGGTTGGATTGTTGGTGCTGTATGGATTGACCATGAAGACATTTTTAGGATACCTGATTCGCTGAAAGACCAAAAGGTGACTCGTCATTATTGGAAAGAGTTGACAATCGTAAATGCGAATGGCGAAAAGATGAAGATACCGGCGCATTTCATAGATACCTAATTTTATCAACTTGTGCGAAATGATTAATTTCGGTGAATGTTATGAATAAGATAAAAACAATTCTACTTGTTCTGTTTGTAATTGGAATCATTATGGGTATCATCCAACTGATAATGGTATTTGTCGGTGGTGCCATAATGTTTTCGCTTGCACTGTAATATAAAAAGAGAGGAAGTTATTTTGTGAGTAGTACAAAAAAGAAATCATCTTCTTTGGCAGAAGCAAGAAGATTGACAAAGAAAATTTCTACCAATATGGCAAAAATGGTCAATGACCTCACAGAACTCAGAAAGGTGACGGAAGAGTTGAAGAACACTTTCGATAGCACATTGGATGTAGATGTTGCAGACAGAATGTATGCTTTCTTTGTTGAGGTATCCGACCTAGAAGAACATCTTGATGAAACCCATTATGATTTCAAGCATATGTATGAAGAACTCGGTGGTACAGATGTTATTCCAGACCCCTGTGCCGGTTAATTGCTGAGAGGTGCTTTATGGAAACAACTACAGTTGAGATGTTAAAGTTCGCAAACGTCGGAATGAAAGGAAAGACAGCAAAAGTCCTTGCTCACTTAAAGGAGAAAGGTTCAATTTCCATCTGGGAAGCTATTGAGTTGTATGGCGCAACAAGGCTCAGTGCGATAATCTTTAATCTTCGAAAGAGATATGACATTGAGAGTGTTTCGCATGAGTTTACTGACCGGTACGGCAATACATCTACCTATGTTACTTATGTATATCACGGAGAATATAAACCGAAAGCGGTAGCTTGTGGAAATCCTCTTTTCTCTAAGATTGCTGACGGAAATAAATAAGAATTAAAAATAACCGCAGGTGTAGATTTTACTCTTGCGGTTATACTTGTTTTGTCCAAACTAACCTATAATGTATTTAGTGGGATTGTTATAATCGAATGTTCATAGAGGTGCGGATATGGCGGTTCATTTCATTAAAATGCAGTATAGGTTTACATATTTTGATGAATACCATAATCAGCACATCTTTGATTTTATCCAGTATACAGATTCTGCCGCAATTCGGACAGTCGATGAAATATTTT